GTCGAAACGAAACGTCCCAGCCGTCCCATCAAAGCCTTTCGTGTCCTGCGAGTTGAGACTGTTGATCTTGTTGACCTGCGCGGCTGTCAACGGGACTGAACCTAGTGAGCCTTCTGTATTTGATGCCATGCCTGTGCCCTCTCCGCGTCAACGTTGACGCTCAGATAGTAACGTCCCTTGCCCAACCTCGCCCAACCACGGCCTGACCAGAGATCTGGTAGATCTTCAGCCGGACCGCCACGTTGTCCGTGTAGCCCGCATTCGTTCTCTCAGCCGCCGTAATAGTGACGCTCGGAGTCGTGAGGCCGGTGAAGGTTTTGTCCACCGTCTCCAAACCATCGTCAAGTATGTCCACCTCATAGGCTTCGCTGCTCTCGCTCAGCGGGATCTCCGTCACCTCGTCTGCGAAGTCGTCCTCCCCACCCAACCGCGTCCGGCGCTTCCAATTAACCACAATGCTTGAGGCCGCCCGACTCCCGACCGCCAGATCAACGTCCACGTCTCCAGCCGAGAGGGGCTTCAGGTCGCCTGCCTGAAGAACGAAGTTAATCAGCTGACTCGTCTCCAGCACCTCCCTCGCGGTCTGCACGCGATAGATCTTGTTAGTGTTGATGTCGGTCAACGGCAGCTGCTTACGGGTGGTGACCTCACGGTCCAGAAACACCACAGCCGTGCTGCCCTTCGAGAACCCGCCCTTGCCCATTGGCTCTGTCCCGCGCAACCCACGCAGCAACCCTGTCAGAGTCGCCACGCCGGACACGATGGACACGTCCTTGTACTGGAATACCTCGAACTTGGCCTTGTCCGTTGTGTCGATCAGTATCCCAACGTTCACCTGGGTCTCGTTCATCAGCAGCAACGTCGAACTCGATATCAGAGACTCCCCGAAAACCATATCTATGACGATCGTGTCGTCCGGTCTGAAGACGTGATAGGCCTCATTGAAAATCTGCAACAGATTCTCGGTCACGTCGGGTAGTGACTGCAATGTCGTATTCAGGAACCCCCACGCGTGCCCGCCCTTAGACACGTCGAACAATTCAAAGGGCCCAGCGTTCCCGGACTCCGACTTTGTTATCAACCCGGTGATCCAATCAGATCTAATTCCGGACATCGCTAGGTACACACCGGACGTCACCCCACCATTGGAGTGTTCGTCAAGCAGGAACGGGGTGTCCATCATGAACAGTTGCGTCGGCCCTTGGAAGATCAGCAAGCCACCGCTCACGGGTACGTCGGCCCCAGTGCCAACAGTAGTAAGTGTCTCCGGGTCGTGTGCGATGGACGCCACCTGGGTGGCAAAGGCCTCGCCCAAAGTCAGCTCCGCAAGCCGGATAACACGGTTGTCCTCACCATCCTTCAACACCGTTATGACGTCTGTAGGCTCCAGGTCCATGTGCTTAGGCCCAAGAGTAAGCTCATAGGCGACGCGGGCAGACCACGAGTCGTACAGCTTGGCCTCCGCCAACCCCTTCGCCTGCCCGGAGGACATCACGATAGGCACCGCCGCTTGAAACACTGAGTCTGAGAACTGCGTCCGTGACGGATCGCGGGCTCGCTGCGCGTGTTGGTTCCCTTCCAGGTAGTCACGGCTCACTTCCATATACTGAATGTCCACCCGCTCAGGTATGTCCGTCTCCTGCGTACGCGTCGAGACTATCAAGTCGTCTTCACCCTTCCCGTCTGACCCAGCCCGCGCACCTAGATCTGCCTGCGGAATAGTCCGAATCGACGACGTCCCGCGAGTCCTGAAGGCAATCTTGCTATCCGCCTCCAGCGCATCAAAGAAAAACGTAAAGCCCAGCGGGTTGATCGCGTCACGCACACGGCCCTGATTGGCGACGATGTAACCATCAACCACCAGAGAGGCCATCGCGGCATCAGTTACGATCTCCGAGTTCGGTATCCGCACATCGTTCATCAGTGACTTCACGACCTCATCAACGGTGTCGTTGGACGCCGGAATCGTCAACCGCTCAAAACTCTCCGGGTCCACGTCGCTAGGGTTATCCCCTAGCACCCCATTCCAGATGTAGAGCCGATCCAAAGACTTGTACCAATACCTCTGACTGATAAACCCAGAAATGAACGGCCCAGGCTGGTCAGTCGTAAACGTGAAGTTCCGTGCGTTGAACACAGTCCAATCGTCGTCGGCTACCGCGCCGAATGCCAGGAATGGAATGTTCCCAAGATCGTCCGTCCCGTTAGCGAAATACTGGAGATACCCACTGAAGATTGCACTGGCGCTTGGGCCTCCTACATTAAAGTCCTGCGGTTGTAGCTTGGGCTCGGCGGGGCCGCCTGCCCTCACATAGTACCTGGAGTTGATAATCGACGACGTGTCTATATCGAACTGCACTATCCCGTAGTCGCCATCGGGGTCAAGGTCGCCCCAGAGGGTCAGCGTGTTACTCACGTCATCATAAACCATGAGTTCCGGGTGATGGATCCTACCCGTCGGATCCAACTCAGCCAGATCGTATTCCCTGATCTTCACCGCATAGGTGGCTTGGTCGTCTATCATGTCCACTCGCCACAACTTCGCCGACCGGTTCCCGAGGATGCCCTTGGCATTGTCGATCACATTATCCATGTACCCGGCAACCCAGAGCGTGCCGTTCTCATCGTGTGTAGAGCAGGCGGGCCACACCGGCCCACGGTCAATCTCGAACTGATAAAATACGAACGGGTTCGTGATCAGCTTATCGCCGTCCGGATTCTCCGGTACTTGTTCACCGTTCTGCCCACCAGTCCCGCCATTCGCTCCACGCCTGTTCACAAAGAGCCAGTTGTTGCGGCCAAGGTCAGGCCCCCCCCCCCCCCCCTCCCCCCCCGCCCCTGTCCAAAAGGCGCGTGTTGTGGGGGCAAGGCCCCGCCCCCCCCCCCGCCTCTCCATTGGTTGGCAAGAACATCCAGTGATCCAGACCCTCTGACGACTGCTTCTCCCATGTGTGGGCACCACGCCGCATAATGTTCTCGTTCATGCTGAAGGTGGCGCCCAAATCCCAGTCGTAGATCAGGTCCAACGTGAACGGGTTCATCTGCACCAAGTGCATTCGCCCGTTCCCTGCGTCACGCCCAGCGGCAAACAACAGCCCATCGTCCGCGGGGAACACTCCTCCCTTGGGTTCGAATCCATTAGACGTAAACGTCTGCTCACTCTTGAACGGCAGGGCTCCAGTGTCAGCCACAACCGTGTCGTTGAACATATCGTAGGCGGCAATCCCATGAACAATCGACGCGGACTCTATGTCGAATCGGCGAACCAAATACAGGTAGCCAAGACTAGTCATCTCCTGGGCCCAATCAACACCCCAATCGAACATCGAAGGGATCTCCGTAGTCGTGGTCGTGGTAGGCGCAACGAACTGCACCTCGAAATCCATGTGCGGTATCCGATTGCCCATGTCTTGCAGTGGCATCGACTCGAACACGGTGTAGACCAGCCCCCTGAACGCGGGTGTCAGCCCTACTCCAACGTCCGCCT